CCTCATCATCATGTTCTATGGTTTTTTGTTGGGGATTAATAGCCTGTAATAAATCCTTAGTGCTACCAACAAAAATATTGTTGTTATTTATTTTACGATTATCATTATTGACATTAGTTGATTTCTCTCTAATATTGATATCAACTAATATTTTATTTGAATCTACTAATGTTCTAATGAGATTAGCTAATACTTCATATGCTCTTGGATGTTCAGATTGTCTTGCTACGTCTATAAGATCATCCAGAGAACTAGACCCTTTCATGATGATATCTTTAATATTAAATTTTGCCTGTTCAATATCAGCATATTCCTCATCAGCACCAGGAATATTTAATTTTCTGGATAATTGGGTTGGTGTTATATTTAAAATTCTAGATAATTTATCTTTTTCATTATCATCTTTTTTACTATCATCAGACATTTATATTCTCACTAATCATTATATTCAGATATATCTATGCTTATACCATAATCATCTGTTGATTTAATATATTCAATAGGTATAGACAATTCACTATTAGATGTTGGAGAACCATTAGCCAATAACCCAGGGGTTATTGTAATAGTAGAATCTATAGCAGTATTTACTATTACATTAGTAACATCAGCCCGTCTTAATGACGTAGATGAAATTATAGTATTAGTAGAATTAAAGTTGCCTGATACATTACCAACTTGAATATATGATTCAGTAGAATATTCAACTACACCTCTACCAGTTATACGTTTACCATTTGTTTGATAAATTAAATCTCCTTGAAGGAATGCAGGATTATTATTTGATGTAACATATAAATCTACAAATGTTCCGCCCATTTTAGAAAGATTAATAGTTGTTCTTTTAATCATTCCAACATTACGAATTGGTCCACATAACCATGCCTTCATGACAAATTGTATAGTATTAACAATATATCTTGGAGTTTCCATTGATCCTTCATAACGATCGCCCATAACAACATTTTGTAATACTACTGGAATATCCATAGCTAAATCTAAATCAGGTATTAATATAATAGATGATGTCCATTCTGGTGCAAAATAAGGTAATATTTGTTCTACTACCTGTAAATTATCTTCTACATTTTTAGAATACACACTTAATGAAAATGTAATGTTATATGGTATCAACGTATGAACATAATTATATTCATTACTATTAATTGGGTTCTGTATAGCTATTTTTTGTTGGTTATTTAATTTTCTAGATGCATCATATGACGTTGCAGTTATTTCAAATGAAATTCTAGGAAGTGTTATAGCTATAGAACGTTCAGCTTTTAAATCTTCCTCCATTCTAGCAATGAATTTTTGCTTTGGCCCATATGCTATAGGAACAGTTATTGATTGTATTAAAGCCCCATCATTATCCCTACGTTCAATGACGATATCATTAAATAATGATCCAAAATATATTACATATTTTTTCAATAAAGTATGATAATAATAATTATTTGTTAACATTATACGTTTCCAAATGGGTTAGTGACTGAGAAATCAGTAATTAAATCAGATTCAGTCTGAATAATAATATTTTGAAAATTACGTTCTTGCCTATATTCCGTATGATATTCCATTTCAATAACTTCATCATCCTCTGTTTCTAATTCTATTCCTAATTCTGTGAGAATAGAAGTTGGTCCAGTATTAGCCAATGAGAATTTATTGATGGTATTATCAATTTCTGGAATACCAGTATCAATTCTCTCTGATGAGAATTCAAACAATTCACATTTAAGTAGAAATACATAATTCTTACCTAATGTAAAAAATGGTGTTGTAGTGTTAACATATTTAATTTCAAAATAACTGCCAGTAGTGGGGAAATAAATAATATCACCTTCCATTGGTCTTACATTATTTTCATGATTTCCAATTTCTTCCATATATCTTCTTTTTGATACATTGAATGAAATACTATCTCTTATTTCAAATCCAAATTTAGTAATCATATCTCCCTGACCACCAAATCCTGTTGTTTCCACAACGTAACCTTCTAGAGTATATGCTCTATCAAATAATGAAATTAAATCTTCCTTGAAGATATCATCTAATTTTACTAATGTTCTTGGTAAATATTTTAATTCTAAACCATGTATTTGAATAGACTCTACTACTAAGTCTTCAACTAAATCTTGTTCCTGTTTATATGATTTATCAAAATAAAAATTTACCGCCATTCATATTATCCTAATAGATACGCAGTAGGTAATGAATATGAATTAATCATTTCTGACTCTAATTCGGAAATTTCGCCTTTAGCTTCAGATAAAATTCTTTGTCCATCAAATGTAATTCCACCCATTAACTGAATACCAGTATACTTAGTTAGGTTGATACCCCATTGTTCCTTTATCAATGCCGTGGCATAATGAGCTAACCACCTATCTCCCCACGCATCAGTATAAACATCTGGGTCTACTATCTGATAGGCTTCCACGACGATGTAATCGCCAGTATTTAGCTTTTCCCAATTCATATCAATATACAATCTATTGATATGACGATTATATCTAATAGGTTGTTTACCTATGATTATTTCTTCAAATAGTCTAACCTTACTCATCATCGTATAATAGGGAACTAGAGATTGATTGGTATAATGATACATGTCATTAAGCGCCATCTGATATCTAACATCAAACATATTGACGCTACTAATAGCACTACCAATATCAAAGATATTAATAACTCCCATTATATTTTCAGGAATAGTTAAATATTTATTATCTTTATCAGTCTGAGTTACAATATATTTGAGGAACATTTTTTCAGTTCCATCAAAATGATAATCATAATAATATTTTAATGATTCATCAATTCTATCTTCTATTTGTTCATCGGCAACATTTATTTTAGTTACAGGCGATCCTAATTTTCTAAGGCAATATTCTTTAAATTGTTCTCTTGTAGTAGGAATTGCCATATTAATCTTGCTCCGGTTTTAGATATATTACATATTCTTTTCTATCTTGCAATTTAACAAGAATTTCTATATCCTTTATATATACGTTATATTCTTTTTTAGTTTCTAATTTGACTAAAGGCATTAATACGATACTTGTGGATTAATAGTAATGAATCCTTCTACTGCTCTAGATACAACATTTGATGAGGATGTCAATTTGAAATCATAAACATATTTGTCTTTATATGACATATTATTAGTTTGAAGAGACGTTAATGTTCCTCGCATAATACCATTTGAAAAAGTATTAACTTGAAATGATACTGGGGTATTAGCTGAAATAAATTTTCTAGCTTTTCCTACCCCAGTATATGTGCTAAGATTAATAGTATTATTAGCAGAATCTTTAATGAGAAAATCTACTTCAAAAGTCGCACCTTGATCTACTATTAAATTTACTGAATCTGCCATCTTAATTCCCCATCATGACTATCCAGTTATTCGCATCTGACTGTAGCATTGCGAATTTTCCGGCAGTATTAGTTAGAATATTATTTGCGGCAGTATTTGATCCCAAAGGTTTAATATTAGACGATGTGCTATTTACAGATATAGCAGTTATATTTTTTACATATAGAATTCTACCAGGATAAGTATTAGCCTGCGGCATGATAATATTACAATTTGCCGCTCCACTAAAGATCAGTGAAGAATCTAAGTAATCTACAACATAGGAATTTGATGTAATGGTTAATGGTGGTCTTAATGCTATTGGCCCATCTACAGTTAATGACGTATTTGGATTTGATGTTCCAATACCAACTTGATCATCAACACTAACTCTGCCATGAAACACTGTATTAGCCACGACTTCAAATAATGAATTAGCCATATATTGATATACTGTATCAGTAGTGTTACCAACCACATAAAAGTTTGATCCATCTGGGGACATTGCTAATCCCGATGCCGTTAATTCTTGTGTAGAAATTGATATTTCTGATACATATGTTGCCGTGTTTACGCACCATGGGGTTGATAATAAATGCATATCAATAGTATCACCACTAGTTCCTGTAGTGAACATTTTTTGTCCATCACGAGTAAATGTCAATGCATTGACTGCAGTCTCATATGCTGATGTTGAAACATTTCCAGAATATGTTGCTGTAGTAACGTCCCATGGCGTAGACATATTATATTCTATAATATTATCTAATACGTTATCTGTTATGTAAAATTTATCCCCAGAATGTTTAACAAATAATCCTATTATTGAATTGGCATATGATGATATTGAAAAAGTTTTAGAATCATATGTGGCAGTATTTACACTCCATGGTGTAGATAATGTATATTGATATACTGATAAATTAGTTCCCCCAGCTATGATCATTTTTCTTCCATCTGGTGATATCTGAAGATCATAAACATTAAGGTCTTGTGCGGCAACTGAGATAAAATTATTGGAAAATGTTGATGTAGATATATCCCAGGGGACTATAATATCATATTCCATCACTTTATCTGCTGCAACACCATTATCAGAAATATACATTTTTCTTCCATCAGGACGAATAACTATACCAGTTGGAGAAGAATTTGCTGTTAGAAATGACTTATTAGAATATGTTGCTGAGGCAATATTAGCACTATTAAGTAATACTTCACTAAGTATTTTACTTAATTGTCCTCCAAAGATATTATTTCCTCCTGAAGAAATACCACCACTTACAGATAATTGACCACCACTTACAGATAATTGACCACCAATTGCTACGTTTCCTGACACATTGGCAGTTCCAACTACCTGTAATTTAGCATTTGGTATTGAGGTTGTTACACCAATACCAACATTGCCGCTGGGTGATAATGTTAATTTCGGACCACCTGTTAGTGAGCTATTAGACCCATCTCCTGTAGTATAAAAATTCATAGTCGTTGGCATTGAATTTGGGCCTATCGTTCCCCCACCCAAAGTGCTAATGGTAATTCTAGCAGCTTCAATAGCTTGCCCACCATCATCAGCATAAAAATGTATTCTTCCTACCTCGTCACTACTACTAATGGCAGAATATGTTAATACATTATCTGATCTAGTTTTATATAAAGTGATTCTTGCTCCCTGGTTGCTTACATTACCCGTATTAATTGACATTAATCCCGGTCCACTGGTAACTATAGATGTTATTTGGCCGGCACCCGCAGCGCCGAGATTAATAGTGGAATTTCCTCCTAATACTAAGGAACCTGCTGCTGTTATTACTGTTGGTGTAGCATCTGGACTTGTAGAATCTTCAATAAATAAAGCATGTCCTGCCCCGGCTTGGGTTATTTTTAATGCAGGATTGGAATCTGATACCTGCATTGTTGTTAGACCAGATACATTAAGTAAAGATAATGTAGTATTACCAGTTACAGTTAAAGTATTAGATAATGTAGTATTGCCAATTACAACTAATGTATTAGATAATGTAGTATTACCAGTTACAGTAAGAGTATTGGCTAATGTAGTATTACCAGTTACAGCTAATGTATTAGATAATGTAGTATTACCAGTGACAGTAAGTGTATTAGCTAATGTAGTATTTCCAGTTACAATTAATGTATTAGAAAGTCTAGTATTACCAGTTACAGTTAAAGTATTAGCTAATGTAGTATTACCTGTAATATCAGTATTACCTGTTACATTAAGTCTAGATACAGTTGTATTACCTGTTACAATTAATGTAGAATTTAAATTAGTATTACCATTTATTGTGGTATTACCTGTTACATTTAATTGAGACGAAAATGTTACGTCACCTATAGAGCGCAAAGTTCCATTAACATCTAATTTATAAATCGGTGATTCTGTCGATATACCTATATTACCATTAGAAACTACAGACATTCTAGTTGTAGAACCTGTTAAAAATTTTATATTTCCTTCTTGACTTCTTAATATAAAATTGCCAGAACCCATATCAATTATTTGAAAATTACCATTTGAACCAGAATATTTTCCTACACTAGCCCCATATACAGGAACAGAAGTATTTCCGCTAGAATGAAAATCAATAAACGCATCGCGGTCATCTGTTCCATATAAATTTATATGTATTGTGTCACCAGAAACACTTGTATATCCTAAAGTAGTATTACCAGTAACAGATAATGTATTAGATAATGTCACTGCGCCTGTAACTGCTAGAGTATTGGCTAATGTGGACGCGCCAGTAACAGAAAGTGTATTAGCAACAGATGATGCACCAATGATTGTAACTGTATTGGAAAGCGTTGTTGCGCCTGTAACAGATAATGTATTGGCTAATGTGGATGAACCAGTTACAACTAATGTATTAGATAATATAGTATTACCAATTACAGTCAAGGTATTAGCTAAGGTAGTATTACCAGTTACAGCTAATGTATTAGATAATGTAGTATTGCCAGTGACAGTTAATGTATTAGAAAGTCTAGTATTACCAGTTACAGTCAAGGTATTAGATAATGTAGTATTACCAGTTACAGTTAATGTATTAGCTAATGTAGTATTACCAGTTACAGTGAGAGTATTAGCTAAGATAGTATTACCAGTTACAACTAATGTGTTGGCCAAACTTACTGAATTAATATGACTAATTGTTCCTACCACTAATAAATTAGCTTGCATAGTAACATTAGAAGAAATAACTAATGTAGATGGCGATGCTACGGACCCACCTCTTAGAGCGGACCCAGCAAATAATGTAGTTGCCCCAAAAATTCCAGTAATATACCCATTTCCAGATGAAGAATTACCCGAACTACTATTATCAACAGTTATGACATGATTACTGATAATATCAAATGCTTGATTCACCCTACCAATTAAATTACTAAAAGTATCAGTAGTTACATTAACATTGGCAATTGCTATACTCATTAAATTTTATTCCCCAATACTATCTTCATTAGAAGATTTTTAATATCTATGATATCTTGTTTTAGTTCTTGATGCTCTTCATACATTTTTAATAATTTTCTATCATTATTTCTTTTATTTTTATACGACATAAGAGAATCGTCATCAGTATTTAGTATAGCTTTATTATTATTATCTCTAACTAACTCAGGATTATCTATTACTTTATGCTTCATTATATTTGAACTGCTATTGCTCGCATATCCCCAACTCTTGGGACAATATAAGATTGATCACTTGTTAATATAATTTTTAATGCAAAAGTATTATATCCATCAAAATACGATCCATCCTCATTATAATATCTTACAATGGAACTATTATTCGCATTTAAAAATGCAGTAGGAGTTAATGTTGCATCTGTCCCAGAACTAATGATATATTGTAATTCTTTATTATCCGATAAATCTACTTTACTAGAATATGGTTTAGGAGTAACTTCTTCCATTAATGACCAATATTTATTATCAAGACTTTCTGAATCTTCTCGATTTAATAATTTACAAAACACATAAATTTCAGTATTAGCTGGTCTATATGCAGTAAGATAAACAACTAAATCTTCCGCTTCCTGTGTTAGCAGAACCGATTTAGAAATATATTTATTACCCATTTTACCACCAGATGGTGATGCTTCATTAATGATTAATTGGCTATTAGCTCTAGATACTTTATTATGGATTAATAACGCTGATCTTTTAATATCATTTAGAGTTGGTGTTAAATAATCTGTATCTGATGTAAAATCTGCTTTTATTTGTAGGGATTTTGTTCCACTATTAAAATAAAGTTCATCTGATCTTGATCTTACGACTCTACTTTTATCAACCAATTTTTGATTTTTATCGAAGTCTACATTTATGAAAGACGTGTCTAAAGTATTAGATGTTAGAGATGCCCCTTTGAAAGATAGAGTTAAATCTGTTTTTGGTGGTTCTGCTTTTGCAAATTGTGGAACGATTTCATCATATACATATACACCTAATGAATATAAATTAGCTGCTGTTCCAGAAATTTCACCAATAAGTAATGGATTAGTATTCTTAGATACATAAAGTTCTCTAAAATTCATTGTGCTATTAGCAGTAGACCTTTTAAGAATTAAATCTCTTGTTCCATTAATATATGTTTCCTCCCCATATAATGCACCATTACTGTATAAAAACCCAATAGATGCATTATTATCATTAAATGTCGGAGATGCACTTAAATTTAATAACGTATTAGATGCACCGTGAACAACACCTAAAATTTGTCTAATATCAGTTTGAGATTGTCCATTAGAAGCTAAATAAATTAATTTATTTGTCGCATTAAGATAAGCAGAATTTGCAGGAGTAATTGTTATTGTCGTTGAAGTCTTGCTAGTCAATACATTACTCGAACCAATGACGCCATTTGAAACAAAAACTTTTTCTCCGCGAAGGAATGGTTTACTATTCGTCAATACTTCTCTCTGTAAAAATTCAGTATTAGCATTAGTGAATGTAACATCACCTACCAATGTTGGAAATTTAGATCTAACAATTCTAAATTTTAAATCTTCATTTTGATATGCTGTCCATGTTCTTCCATTAGAAGAAGTCATTAATACCCCAGTAGAAGGATTTGTAGAAATGGGTCCCTTCCCACCAAGATCAGTTTTACTTAATTCAGAAGTCCATAATTCAAAATCTGGATTATCCCCATCAGCAGATATTACCATTGCATATTCTGTTTGAGTTTTTAGAAATGGTGGAACTCCAAATAAAAATCCAACACCATCTATTGAACTATTTAATTTAGCTTGGGTATCATAACCTGGAACAATTGTTCTAAGTGTGCTGGTTAAATATCTACATTTAGCAAAAGGAACGATATTTTGTGTAGGAATACCATTTTCTACTTCATGAATCGCCAAAGTTATTCCTACATTATCATCTACTGGTAATTTACCAAAAAATAATTGAATAAAGATAACGAAAATACCAGGAGTATCATATGTTGGATCAGTTACATAAAAAGTTTGTGCAATCATTAAAATATCATTCCTTATTTATTTAATATAGATTATATATTAACCGCCTTCTGAGCCTGTTCCATCAGGAAGGGTATATCCGTCAGGTATCTGTGTCCAACCACTCACGTCAACTCCCATGAGAGCATACGCCCATGCTACGTCAGCACTACCAGATAGATTTACAAAGGTTACATATCCTGGACTATCAGCACCATTTACCATAGCATATGAATAAGAAATTTGAGCAGCATTAACATAACCATCAATTTCTGGTGTGGCAGTAGGTGGTGTTGCCTGAGAATTAATTAAATACGTCTGTTGCTGATCCGTAGAAACCACACCATTTTGATATTGTGTTGGAGGAATGATAGTTGGACTATTTGATATTGGAGAATTCAAACTGGTTTTAGTTAAAGTTGAACTTAAATTAATATCATTTGGTTGGGATTGTATATTTAATGATGATTTTGAAATATCAATGTTACTACCAAAGAATATTGCAGCCGCCTCAGATGTAATGACATCGCTGGATGTTACCACATTGATAACATCAATAAGTTTAAATATTCTTTCCCCAGATAGAAATATACCTTTTGGAAGATAAAATAATCCATATATTGAACCAGTAGAATCTGTTTTTAATTGCCCACCATAAGTTCCTGTTGGAGTATAGGTGTCCGAAGTTTGTCTACAGAAAATGGACACATTAACATTATCAAAAAATGGATATACAATAGTATTAGGTTTTAATGCAAATCCATAAAATTTAACTAAAATAGGATCAAGATATGGCGTAATATTGATATCTTGAATATAATTTCCAGTAGAGAAAGTTTTGGATGCCTGTGAAGGAACTACTTCCGCTGATATGTTAGTTTCAATTCCACTTATTCCACTTTCAACTCTATATGATGAACCAATAAGAACATGATTTGCTACTTTAACATTACCTAATGCAGCTAGATCGGCAGTTAATGCTGGATTAGTAGTAACGTCTATTCTATGATTACCAGGGGGATCAAGAATAATTCCTCCTTTAAATGTGAATACTGTTCCCTCAGATACTTTTCTTAATTTACTTGCATAAGGCTGACTGAATAGTTCTGCCTGATCGGCACTTAACATAGTAATTTTATTTGTAGTGTCACTTTTATTATTGGCATATTTATCATATGTATTTACAGCAGTATTACTACCAGGAGAAATCATAAGATCAATCCAATTTATCATTTGTCTTGGAACAATCTCTGAATTTTCAAAATCGTAACCTGGGGAAAAATTCTGGAATTCTACGCTATCTGTATCTGAAACTAAAATATCATTGAATGAATCTACTAGAAATCCATTTTTAAATCTATCATTTCCACTACCATCTAAAATTTTCATTTGTTTAGTAGCTGTTTCTAACAAACTTAATGTTGTATAATATTCGAGACGATTAACACGTTGTTCTAATGTTCCAATATCCTTCATAGTAAATCGTTTAGTTTGTTGAACTGATAAATTTACTGCATAATCTGGTCTTTTATAACTTACTGATAGATTATAGGGAAGTGATGGATATGGAGGAATATCAAGAACCGCAAGAGTCATACTATTTTGTTTATCTGATGGTGTTCTTGGCGAAATTGCAGCAATACCTTCTTTAACTCCAATATTACCTTTAGTATCAACATATAATTTATCAATACGACCAACATAATATGAGAAATCTGTAGTGAATTCTTGATCAGGCGTAAATGCATATGATCCCCCCGATGGAATATCATAATAGGCGGTATTACTTGGATTTATTGTAGCATTATTAGCTATAGTTGCACTATTGGCAGTATTAGCTTTTAATGCTCTAAAATCAATACAATCTCTAAGGTCTAATTTAATACCATTTGTTCCAGTAAATAATGGAATTTCTTGTGTTGTAATAGCTGATGTATTAGAAGTATTAGCATCATCAATTGGATATGATTCTGCTGAAAGAAATCCAACTCCACTTGACCTACTATGCGTAAAATGATCTACTTCAATTAATAATCTATCAGTAGAATTTAATGTATATCCTGGTTTTAGATATATCTGTCCAAGTTCATACCTATCATCTCTCTGCCCATCATCTAATGTAAAATTATTCATTGCATTTTTATTAGATGTGCTATATTCACCAAAAGTTGATGTAGAATTTCCCTGATAAATTCCACGTAGTTTATGAATATCAGGAAGTCCTAATGACCATGGACCTGTAGTATTAGATGTATTAATATTGATTTTAACCAATCTATTTTTATTAATAATTTTAGATGCCCCAACAGCGGTTTCTCTTCTGAGATTATAATATGCTGTGGCATCTAAATCTTTATTTAATGTGGTTCCTAGATAAATATTAGCAGAGCTAGTAGAAACCACTATAATATTAGCCGTAGGTTTAGTCATATTGACAACACTTCCTGTAGGAATATGTCTCATTACTTTGGCGCCGGTTGGGAATGTTCCCACAAATGCAGTATTTACATTCAATGAAGTATTGGAATTAACGACAGTAATTTGCCTTAATTCTGCTGTTGTTGAATTGGCAACATAGATGAAATCACCAGCCTCTAGATAT